AGTATTGGTTAATTGCCGCAATAACACGACTGCGAATTTCAGCATCGCTTACTCGTGTAGTATCACTCTTGGTAATACGAATCTTAACTTGATTTCTGCTGTCGGCATTCTTACCAAAGATAACTTTGTAATTAACAGGATGAAAGATAATGCTATCACTGATACTCTTATAAGGAACAATAGAGCTCATTAACTTTTCTAAACCATACGAAGTCAATGGCAATGGCTTTGTAGATTCATTGCCGCCGGCATTAACCCAAGCACGATAAGCATTGTTGTAATTTGATGTTAGTACATACATGTCAACAATGTTTGTTGTTGATGCGTCAACTCTATTGTCACGTAATGGAACGTGGGTGCTCTGTACTTTTAGATCTTTTCTGCCAGGTAATATCACGCCAGTAGTATTGCTTGGCTTTAATGTGTATTGTCCTTTGGTATCAACAAATGGTACACGCTCGAACTTTACATTGCCTGTGATTAGCTTGCTAATTACTTCTGGATCATTTGGTGCTAAGTTTTCATTTAGGCCAGGTAATAATAACATTACACGGGTTGAATCAAAGCGGCCATCATCTAGTTTAAAGTAGTCGTTGACATCAAGCGACAACTCAGACTCTAATCCGTTTTGTTTTAAAAACTTAATAGTATCTTTTAGAACACGCTTTGTTGAAGTATCAATTGCTTGGCCAAAACGTTGATTGTGGAATGTTAATTGATCAACACTACCAAACACTGTTTGATCGTTACGTGTATACAATGTCCAAGCACCTGTTGTTGTGTCATACTCTAAACGTACTAACCAGCTTGCACCAGAGTTTGAATTTTGTTCTGTTGGAGGAACTAAGTCGCCTGTTGTTACAACTGCATCCACAGGAATAATTTTCCAGCGGTCAGGCTGAGTTGATGTGTTTACATACTTTAAACCAAAGCTACGTGCCGCGCGAATTTCAGCAAGAATCTCACGTTGCTCAGTTGGAGTAAAAATTGTACGCAATGCTGGGAACCAAGCTTCGACACCAGTTGAACCTATAATAGAATTTAAAAATACAGAGCCTTGACCATTGGCACGTAAGCCAGTATTGTTGCCATCGTTATCACTAACGCCTAAGCCTTCGCGATATACATCTAATACGCGACTCCACTTGCCGCCTGCGGTTTTTACCAAGCTGTTTTTACCAATGGTTCTGTATTTGATATCCGGACTGCCGCGACCAATACGTAGCGGTGCGTTGTTTGACACAATTGAAAAGTGACCTGTAGTGGTTGCGTTGCCCGAGCTTACTGTTACCCACTTAACATTAACACCAGATTCAGGTGTAATAGGAGTATACTTTTTGTAGTATAACTGGTGCAAGTGTCTGTTTAATAAACTGTTCTCTACCCAAGACAATACTTCTTGCGGGCCCAATAGCGAGTCTTTTGTAGTGGATGTAACTACCTCAGTTTCGTAGATATAACCATCGTCGGCAAATGTAATAACTGGACGATATGTGCCAGTTGGGTCAGATAAGTCTGCATACACACTTTGGCCAGCATGTGTTCTGTTTACTGCTTTGATTTTGTCAACGCCGCTTACCTTGCCTTCTGGATAGATGTTGTAGTCAGAAGCAGTGATCATACGGTCTTGGCTTGCGCTTGTGCGACTTGCACGATTTTTAATTTGTTCTAATGTTTCGCCAGCAGTGCTCGAGGCTGGAGTAGATAACTCTAGCGTAATTGTTAGGTCTTGTTCAGTTGATGTACTATCAACAAAACGTAATGCCATTTCTAAGCCGGCTACATCGTTAGGAGAGATAGACAATGTTTCATTTGCACTTTCACGATACCATACACGGATATTGCCTGTTGGAATATCTGCAAAAATATCATCGCCGAACTTTAACGATACAGAATCGTTTTCTCGAGTAATAACTTCGTATACTTTTCTCACATCTTTGGCTACTGCATTGAACACAATGTTTTTATTGTTTGTATTAGGTACTGGAGTCCACTGCTCTAAAATCTGTCCTTGAGCGTCAATACTTTGTACCCAAATGTCAGTTTCGTTGATGTTGCTACCTTGTAAATCAATTACACGGTTTTCAACTCGTGTGTTCAAGATAAAATCTTCAAACTTTAAAGTACCTTGCTTAAACATAAAGAACCAGCCGTTGCTGCCAGAGCCATAACCAGAGCCGTCGTTGTTAAACAGTACAGTTTGACGACCGTAAGGGTTTGGTGTATTTTCTTTTGCAAGCTCTGTAGTTGTATCAATTGTTACAGGAACTAACTCGCATGAGTAGCTGTTGTTATTTCTTGCAGTCACTGAAAAAGATTCGACCATTGTACGTGTGTCGGGTTGATCAAGTTCGTAAATTTGTCGTGTAGTGCCATTGGCAGAAAGCGAACTAACCGGACGGCCGATTGGATTTGATTTGTTTAATGCTTGATTAAGAATCAAAGAAAATTGTTCATTAAAATCCAAGTTTAGCGGGTCAGCCCACACAATAGTTTTACCAGCTAAGTTTGTACCCTTGCTGTCATATATTTCTTGTGTAGTTGTTACTGAAGTAATCTTCAAGAAGCCATTGGCAGCACCGTTGCGAAACGGCTTGTAGCCCAACTGGCGAGCAATGCTTAATACATTGCCACGGACTTCTGCTGTTTCTAAAAATGTTTCACGAAGATTTAAATCTGCACGGAAGGATAAGTTTTGTCCCATAAACGCCATTAAGTCAACAAGTGCAACATACTCGCTTGAGTTGATAAAGTCGTTAAAATCTTCAGGATAGTTTAGCTGAATGTGGTCTAATAATGCAGTACGTAAACTTTCAAAGTCGTATGCTTTAAAATCTGCGTTTACTAGATAGCGGTAATTGTTAAGCCAGCTTTCGGCTGCGTTTAACTGTCCTAGGCGTCGTGTCTGGCTCATAATGTGTTCGTTCCTTTATCGTATACCATTGGTAGTACTACTGTTTCGTCTGTTGGCAAATATGTCACTGTAACTTCAATGTTAAGTGCATTTGGACCTTCGGAGATAGCTACACTTTGCAACAACCAACGTGGATCTGCTTTGATAATTGAACGTACATCGGCGTCGATTAAATTGATTGTGTAATCGTCTAGCGGTTCAAAAAGCATATCCCATACTATGCTACCAAATTCTGGCATCATAATACGCTCACCTTTGCGAGTATTAAAGTGGTTTAATAAGTCCTGTTTCGCAAGGGCAAGGTCATACAGGACTGGATTTAAAAAACTAGTCCCGATTGAGCTGTACCCGCGGAATTTTGAAGTGTAACTTGGCATACACCTATTTACCAAGTTTTATTAAGCTGGGTTTTATCTTCAGGTAGCAGATGGGGCACTTGGAGGATTATTGCCTCCTGTATGCGGAGAACCATACTTGTCACGTAGTTGTTCAACAGTTAAGTTGCTACCATATGGCACATTTCCCGTGTTTAGATAGTAACTTCTTTCCCATTGAGCCAAATGTTGCGGTGTTGGTTTTCCGTAAGTATTTTCAACTTTTGTTCCAGTTTGGCCGCCATTACCATAAGGGGTACGCCAACCTGCTGTGTCAGGAAGTTGAACCTTGTTGCTCTTTAAGCGTGACAAATCTCGCTTGATACCTTCTGCTTGCAATTGCTCTGGTTCCATTACTCGTGTATCAGAGTTTGGCTTTCCAGTCATTGCATATTTTGCATCACTGTTGCGAACTTTGCTACTATTATTGTAAGGAGAATTTGCCCAAATTTTAGCGATAGCTTCGTTAGTAGGCTTGCCATCGGCAGTTGCCGCACCAGCTTGTACTAATTCTTGTGCCATTTTATCAGCACTTGCTGGGCTACTATAGGAAGCCATGATTAGTGCATCAATTTGCGACTGTGTAATACAGACTGGCTTGCCTGCACTGCTTTTTGCTTTTTCTAATGCTCGCATAACTCGTGGAGTATTTTCACGATCAATGATTTGACGGCTTGCTAGTCGTGCTTCGGGTTCGCTTGGGCCAGCTAGCAATGCCTTCTTTAAATTTTCGTCAATCTTGCCGCCACCGCCAGGACCAAAGATGTCTAATCGGATACCATAGCCGATACTATAACCTTGATAGTCACTGTACATGATACCGCAATATGCTTCACGACTTTTTAGAATCTTAAAACCTTCATCGCTTAGTTTGCTTTGTGTTACTTCAGGAACGCAAGCAATGGCATCAGTATCTTCTGGTGCCGGTTTATCTTCGTAGCTTTCTGGTGCTGGTGTAATCTCAGGATCATCAATTGGGGCGGCTCCGGGTACTACAGTAGGCTGCTCGCCGCCTTTGCTAACGTGACCACCATAAGGTTCAGCTTCGGGAACACGACCTGCAACACTTTTACCAACTGACGAGTTTGTTACCAAACTATTTGGCGTAGGCAATGTTGCACGTTCTGCAGGAGGACCATTTAAGTCAATGCGCTGGCCAGTCATTTTAAACTGGCTGTCAGCAAGAATGTTCATGTTCTGGCTTGTGCTTAACTTCATGCCAGTTGTACCTGTAGCATTGAATACTTCACATGCTTCTAAGTTCCAATTCTTTGCCGCAACTGCATTTACGTTTGCACCAGCATCTATGTTGATGTTATTGCCAGCACGAAGATTAATACTGTCTTCGGCGTTGACACTAAAAGACCCGCCTGCATAAACGTCTACATTGCCTTCTTTGTCAAGTTGCATCCAAGCATTGCCTGTGGCGTTGATAAAATAAATGAAGCCTTCGTCGTTGTCCATGATAAACGTATTGCCCGAAGCAGTACGTAACCGTATTTGACCGTTCTTAAAGCCTTCACCATCGTCCATTACAAACTGATGCTGGCCTGGTGTTAAAATACCATAGCCCTGGCCTGTATGTTTTTCTTTATTTCTAAAAGGGCCAGCATTGATGTGACCACGACGTTTGTCTTTTTCAAGGCCTTGTCGTCTAATAACGTTATTAAGAGGATGCTTTGGTCTGCGTTCTACATCAGGGTCCGCTGTATTATAGCGGTTACGTTCAGCTAGAGGTGTTGTTTCACCGTCGTGTGTTGTACCTGACGCAACTGCCGGGATCGCATGTGTATGTCCGTCATGCGGCAAGCAAGCCCACCAAATGCCTTGATTTAATTCGCCGTTAATGAAGCTACAAATAACTTGCACGTTTTTATCTGGGGGCACCATCCACATACCATAACTTTGATTCGTCTGTGCATACTTGGTTGCGTCTTTGGCCTGTGACTCGTCTTTGGTATTTGTTGCGCCAGCAAACGGCGGGCAGTAACGAACTGTAAACCAACTTTGTTTATTTGATTCTGCGGCTGAACTTAGTTGTGGGATCCACACTCGTAGACGACCAAGGCCATCAGGATCAATATTGTCTTTTACTTTGCCAATAAAGACGCCTTGCATCTTATTGCCAACTGCGCCTGCGCCTCCTGTACTAATACCTTTGTTATTTGCTTGCATTTAATATCCTGTTACGTTACCCATTGTGTCGACCCCAGCGTTACTTGGACCAACCGAGTTAGCATTACCAGGTGTTGATCCGCCGGGCTTGGTTGCTTGTGCTTTACGGCCTTTCCACGGATTAGACAATGGTTCTCGGGCGCACACTAAGTTTGTAGTAAACTTACCTTTGGTAAATTTGTTTGTCAGCGAGACAGTAAAATACACGCCACTGATAGCATCTGACTCACGAAGTGCCATGGTATCAGATCCTGTAGTTGTTGCAGCCGGTACTTGTGCTTCAAAATAGATAAACGGCAACCAAGTATGTGTTGCGGCTTTCTTTCTTTTCTCAGCCATCTGATCTTCGGTTAAGTGTTCCTTTTCATACTCCCATACATCTTCTTCCATTGGTGGCTTGCCAGGAGCTCCTGGGATTTGCAGTAGCCAATAAGGATCACCTACTACTTCAAGATTTAATTCTGTCATGTCGCCACTGCCCGATAAGTTTGCACCAATTTGTCGATACACGCTATACTCGTTTGCGTTTTCGGGAGATAGTGCGCTTTGTTGTGACTGCTGTTGTACGCCAAAGTTCATGTGATAAAACTGCGGCATGTGTGGATACCATCCTGGTTTAGGTTCTATTTTGCCAGTGGTAGCATTAAACTGTGCATCTTCGGCGTATGTTGCGGCTACACGTTGTTGTTCTGTTCCTACTGTTTTTGCGTCATCGCACTTGATTGTTTTGGCATTGTTTGAAGCGTCAGACTTTTTCTTGGCAGTAGCAGAAGTTCCCGACGGAGCAATTGGCTTGCCTGTTTCCGAGTTAACCCACAATGGTCGTACATTACGCCACATGTAATTTATTTTTAGCGTAGTGTTGATAACTTCAGAATTTTCACCTGTGTAAATCCACTTATAAACTTTTCGTAAAAGTCCTTGTTTAATCCAATGGTTAACTCGTTTGTCGCGTTCCACTGGATCTTGTGCGTCTTTGTACTCCTGTGGAGCAATAATATTACGTGGATCTTCTTTTGTTGTGATAAAGAAATGAATCTCTTTAGCGGGGCCACCTAATTTAGGATCAAATGCATAAGACTTGTTTTCTACAATGTCCTTGGCACCTGGAATGATTACAACGTTCCTTGGTATAATGTCTATCTTGCCAGGTTTAACATCATTGCTGTTGTAATCCTTTTTCTCGGGAATACGATGTAAATGTTTCATCATATCTTGACTGTTAGCAAGTTGCCCAAGAATAAACGATTGAATAGTTTGTCCAGGCTGACTTTGTACTTCGCCGCGGCCAATGTTAAATTGTGCAGATGCTCTTGACCAAAAGCCATTTTGTATTTTTAAGTTGGCAATATCTTTGTGTGCTGTAATAACATATTTGTGTGGAATACAACGAATGTCAGACTTTACATGTTCTTCTTCTCGCTTGTTTAATGCGTCAGCAAGTTCTTTACAAAAACTTCCAACAGTGGCTGGTGTACCGACCATTCTGAAGCCTTCTTCAAGTTGAGTATAATCAGAGTTCATTGCTTGACCTTCAGAAGTCACAAATTCAAAGTCATAGGTGCTACCTTTGTAGTCAAGATTCATTTGTAATTCGTTAATTCTAATATACCAACGAAAGATTAAATCTTCATTGTCCCAGCCTTTACATATTTCTGGCGTATCAGAATCTGTATTATAACCAGTGAATGCAATTTCAAAAAGGTAAACACAGTCATTGCTTTTGTAGCCCAAGTCTAATGCGGCCAAGCTAAGGGCTTCCATGAATCTCCCGCCTAAAGGCTCAACTACCTTGCCTTTAAACGAGATTGGCATTTGCGTTATGTAGTTGCCAGTTTTATTACCAGAACCAGTACATTCCATTGTCATTTCTTCAAGATATACTGTACCCGAGCCGCCAGTTTCCCATAGTATGGTACCTTTTTTATAATCATAGCTTCTTTCGTAACGCGATTGTGTTGCTTCAAATACTGGCATAGCAGTTAATCGAGTAGTGTATGTTACGTTTCGGTAGTTCTGTAACGGGTTATAATGAATTTCCGGTAAGCCGACATTGTCATGGTAAGTTGGTTTAGAGGCCATTATACTACTCCAGCAATGTCTGCTTTGCTTAGTACACGAAGTACCATACCTGTTTTTAAATCTCTAATAGGATCACGAAGTTGATTGCGATTAAGCAATACAATTACCCACCAGTAACTGCTGTTGCCGTAAAGAGAATAACTTAATAAATCAGGGCGATGCTGATACTTAGGACCAACTACAACGGTCTCTGTTGTTTTACCGTCTGTAATATCTGCGGCTGTTGGCAGCTTTGCTAAATCAAGATAAAAGTCTTGAATTGGCGTATCAGCGTATTGGTTCTTTCCAGTTGTTGCCATTTTAAATGTATCCGTTTCCTAATAATTTGCCAGTGTAAAAATTTTCTAATGTATATTCTTTAACTGCTTCAACTGCATTAATCTGTACAATCAAGCTAACACTCATTTCAAATAGCACTGGCACTGATTGTCTACCATTAAACATATCAACAGTAATGTAATCAACATCGTTTGGATAATCGTATTGAAACGTTTTTACCACAACTGGTGTATTTGAATACAAACCATGAGCATTTAAACGACCAATTGGAGGAGGTGTTCCTTTATTTTTATCTTCACGGCCATAAAACATACTTGTTGCCGAACGTAGCAAATGAATAGCAGTCAATGTTTTCTTTGCTTCTTCTTCGGTGCGACTAAACCACGGGCCGCTAATTGTTACAACAGGCGTTGAGCGATTACCAAACGCACTTGGCTGATAGTTAGTGTGTTGCAATTCCCAGGTACTGTAATTTACTTCAATTGACTGGTTAATCTTAGGAGTACTTGGCCATGTCAAAATATGATTCTTGCCAGGCTCTTTGTATGTTGAGGAACGAATATCGTTCTCACCAGTCTTACGACCACTTTCATCAGTGGTACCCATTTCAGCAAATGCTTTGAATTCGATTGTGACTTTACTATCTAAATTAGCCATTGTATTATCCTAACTTGGCATCAAAGATGCGTTTGATCTTATCAATTTGTGCGCCACCATTTGGATACAGTTCATGTAAAATTGCTATACGACCTTCATCATCTGCGGCTTTGTACAAGTTTCTAATTTGGCTTGCACTGTTGATTGTTTGTCCGGCAATGCTAAACTGTACGTCGGCGACTGGGATAACGTAGCCGTGGCCAGCACGGGTACCATCAGCATTTTTAGCATTGCTGAATGGCTGTAAATTCTTACCAGTGTATGGCTGGAAGTAACTTGGAGAGCCGTCTTTTAATGGCTTAAACGCAAAGCGTGGATCTTCGGCCATGTCTTTTTGGCCCACGCCAAAAACCATAACGTCTTTGTTTGGATCAAGTCCTAACTTGCTTGGCAAGTTAACTGGTGCGTATGGCACTGTTTCTTCTACAATATTCTTTTTTGGTACGCCTGCGGCCTGCATCATAAGTGCTTTTTCAGCAAATGAAAACGGACTCTTTTCTGGTCCTACCTTGCCACTTGATGTGATGTAAGTATTGCTAATGCCAAACTTGCTCGCGAGTTCACGAAACACTTCAGCGTGTCCATGGTGGAACGGATGGAAGCGTCCAGCGTACACTGCAACAATGCGGGAATTTAGCTCATTGATCTTCATTAAAAGTTTCTCCATACCTATTTACCGTTTCCGTAAAGTAGGTATATTACCGTTGACAATGTTTACAACTTTATGCTATAATTGATACAAGGAGACTACTAGTGTCAGAGAAAACAACAACCATTTACCTAAAGAATAAAGATATTCTAGCAGCCATCCATGCAAGTAAGATGAGCTATTGCTGGAAAGAAAGCCGAGATGTCGAGCAGTATGATTACATTGTAACCGAATTAAAGAGCTTTCATAATCGTAAAACCAAAGCCTGCCCTGAAGGTGCTATCAACTTAGCACGTGAAGCTCGTGCGGCCAGGTTACAACAACAAGCATATCAAGCTGCCATTGCAGAATGGGAAGCCGCAAAAGGCAAAGCAAGTACCAAACCAAAACAAGATCAGTTCGAAGTTAATCCTAAAAAGATTCCGGTCACTGATCTTGTTGTTCGCATGATGACGTTTGAGCATATTCCTCTTGAGCCCGGACGTAAAAATAATCCTAAGAGTATTGCCGATCATAGAAGCAAAGTAAACTTTCCTCCATTCAAACATTTTGTTCAAAATGAAGATGGTACCTGGCGCGAAGTGCTTCGCAGTCATTGGAAAGGCGATTTAGAAACTGGTGAGTTTTGTGTAACCCATGGACAAATTACAAATCGCTTAGGCGCCATGTTCTTAAAGCTATGCGAACGTTACAGCTTACGAAGCAACTGGCGTGGCTACTCTTATGTTGATGAAATGCGGGGACAGGCACTTATTCAACTTACGCAAATTGCGCTACAGTTCGACGAAGGCAAATCACAAAACCCATTTGCTTATTACACTGCCGCAGTTACTAACTCTTTTACCCGTGTGCTTAACGTAGAAAAGCGTCAACGTGATATCCGTGATGACATGCTACAAGACTCGGGACAAATGCCAAGTTGGACACGTCAGATGGAAAGTCAGCAAGCCCACTTAGAAGGCATCGAAAGATATAATGCCCTCAAAGATCCGGCGGCTGCTGTTGAACCTGGCGAAGAATTACCCGTCAACGTTGACCTAGAAGCCGACATTGATATTGATGCAGATATTGAAGTTACTGAAATTATTTTAGAGGATAGTGAGGAAGCATAATGACAAATCCATTTCGCGATCAAGAGAAGTTTATGAGAGCCTGTGACCAAAGCGTCGAAGGCTTTAATGCAGACCAGTTTAATATGTACTTGAAACTGATCAAAGAAGAATCAGGTGAGCTCGCAGATGCTATTGCGGCCCACGATCAAGTAGAAACACTAGATGCCTTAATTGACATTTTAGTTGTTACCATTGGTGCTATCCACTCTGCAGGATTTGACGGCGACGGGGCCTGGAAAGAAGTTATGAAAACAAACTTTGCCAAGATTGATAAAGAAACTGGCAAGGTACGAAAGCGTGAAGATGGCAAGGTCCTTAAACCACTAGGTTGGGAGCCACCCGAGCTTGCACCATTCTTAAAGAAGGAGTAAACATGAAGCATCCAGACAGTTTGAAACGACACATTGATCATTTAGAGATTCATCACGAGAGTCTTGAAAAGCAATTGCTGATCCTCGAACAACAGCATCAAAATGATACCCCTGTTGCCCAAACTTTAAAGAAACGAAAACTTTTCCTCAAGGACGAGCTCGTTCGTTGTAGACATACACTTGCAGAAATGCTATAATTGCTGATGACTCAATCTTTCAAGAAAGCAGTTTGCTTTACAGACATTCACTTTGGGCTACGTAATAACAGTCGTAGCCACAACAATGACTGTGAAAACTTTATCAAGTGGATGGTTGAAGAAGCCAAGCGAGAAGGTGCCGAAACATGCATCTTCCTTGGCGACTGGCACAACAATAGATCCACTGTTAACGTAAGCACACTAAACTATACAACATCCAACGTCAAGTACCTATCAGAGCACTTTGAAAAAGTATACTTGATTATGGGTAATCACGATTTAGCATATCGTGAAAAACGTGAGATTAACTCACTGCCGTTTGCTAAACACTTAAACAACGTGGTGTTAGTTGATGAGCCACTTACTGTTGGCGACATGACTATTATTCCTTGGCTTGTTGGCAACGAGTGGGAATCGATGAAAAAGCTCAAGAGCCGCTATGTATTTGGTCATTTTGAGCTTCCACACTTTAAAATGAACGCCATGGTAGAAATGCCAGACCATGGTGGTCTTAATGCTGGGCACTTTCCTAATCAGGAGTTAGTGTTCTCTGGACACTTCCACAAGCGCCAGCGTAAAGGCAACATTGTATACATGGGCAATTGCTTCCCCCATAACTATGCAGATGCATGGGATGACGAACGTGGTTGCATGTTCTTGGAGTATGGTGGTGAACCAGACTTCCGCACATGGCCTGGCGCTCCTAAGTTTAAAACACTTACACTGACTCAAGCCATTGATCGTCATGCTGAATTGTTTGATGAACAAACGTTTGCTCGTATTACAATCGACGTAGACATTAGCTACGAAGAAGCAACGTATATTAAAGAACAGTGGGCAGAGACGTATAACATGCGTGAGCTGTCGCTTATTCCTGGCAAGAAGGAAGAACACGCAACTGAATGGCAAGGCGGAGAGATTCAATTTGAATCTGTTGATGCTATTGTTCTGAATCAGATTCAAGCAATTGACTCTGACGTTATCGATAGACAAATTCTTGTGCAAATTTACCAAGGACTGACAGTTTGATTAAGTTTAACAATCTAACAATTAAAAACTTTATGAGTGTGGGTAATGTTACCCAAGGACTCCGCATGAATCAACATGGGTTGACTCTTGTACTTGGCAACAATCTTGACTTGGGCGGCGATGGTGCTCGTAACGGCGTAGGTAAAACTACAATGGTTAATGCGCTGTCTTATGCTATCTATGGCAACGCACTTACTAACATTCGTAAAGAAAATCTAATCAATAAAACCAACACCAAAGGCATGTTGGTTACAGTTGAGTTTGAAAAGAATGGTGCCAAGTACACAATCGAACGTGGACGCAAGCCCAACGTACTACGCTTCTTAGTTGACGATCACGAAGTAAATGAATCAGGCACAGACGAAGGCGCCGGTGAGAATCGTGTAACACAAGAAGCAATTGAAAAAGTTGTTGGCATGAGTGCCGAGATGTTCAAGCACCTTGTTGCACTTAACACTTATACACAACCTTTCTTGAGTTTGAAAAGTGGCGAGCAACGTGACATCATTGAAGAACTACTTGGTATTACTCAACTATCCGAGAAAGCCGAAATCCTTCGCGAGTTTATTAAGAAAAGCAAGGATGATATCAAAGACGAAGAGTCACGCATCAAGGCCCTACAAGAAAGCAATGCTCGTGTTCAATCAGCTATTGATGACTTAGAGCGCCGCAGTCGTGTTTGGACTAGCAAGAAAGAAACTGACGTGGCTGCATTTGAAGCGGCCATTACAGAATTAGAAAACACAGACATTGAAGCCGAGTTAGAGGCTCACCGTGCTGTTGCTGTGTACAAGGATAACGAAAGTCGCCTTAAGTTGGCCAATAAAGAATTAGCCACTCGCCAAAGCAACGTTAAGAAGTTGCAGGATGCCTTAGCAGTTGCACAAAAGAGTTTAGAATCTATCAAGGCTCACCAATGTCCAAGTTGTGGACAGGATGTGCATGATGAGAAGCATGACCAAATGGCCGCAGATGCACAATCCGCAGTAGATTTAACTGTTAATGCGCTTCGTGAAGAACATGGCTATTTGGCTCAAGCTGATATGGCTGTTCGAACCATTGGCAACTTGGGCGATCGTCCACGTACCAAATATCAGGACGTAGCTGATGCGGCTGCTCACAAAAACAACTTAGAAAACATTCGCAAGCAACTTGATGCAAAGGTCCAAGAAGAAGATCCTTATCAAGAACAAATCGAAGCCATGCGTAATACTGCATTAGCTCTGGTTAGCTGGGATGAAATTAACAGAGTAAGTAAGCTACTTGAGCATCAAGAGTTTTTGTTAAAGTTGTTAACAAGCAAAGACTCATTTGTTCGAAAGCGTATTATTGAGCAAAACTTGGCTTACTTAAATCACAGACTAAGTTACTATTTGGATAAGTTACAACTACCGCACCAAGTTACATTTAAAAGTGATTTGGAAGTAGACATTAGCCAACTTGGACAAAGTTTTGATTTTGATAACCTAAGTCGAGGAGAACGAAATCGTTTAATTCTGGCACTGAGCTGGAGTTTTAGAGATGTGTATGAAAGCTTCACTGAGCCAATGAACTTGATGTTTATTGACGAGCTTGTTGATTCTGGAATGGATAGTGTGGGCATTGAACACTCTATGTCAGTTCTAAAGTCAATGGGTCGTGAAATGAATCGTAACATTTTCTTAATCTCGCATAGAGATGAACTAGCAAGCCGTGTTAATAATGTGCTTATGGTAGTTAAGGAAAATGGATTCACGATGCTTGAAGCGGATACGCAAGTCATTGAAAATTAAGGAACATTATGACAAATCATGAAATTTTACTAGAACAGTTTGAAGCATACAAAGCTGAAAACGAAAAATTTGCAGGTAAAGGCGTTAAGGCCGCTGCCGCCCGTGCTCGTAAAGCACTACAGGAAATGTCTAAAGCTATCAAGGAACGCCGTAAAGAGATTACAGCGGAGAAAGAAGCGTTAGCAGCCAAGTAATGTGGTTTTACAACGATCAAGTTGTAGACGCATTACCCGATGACTGCGTTGGGTTTGTGTACCTTATAACAAACCTAACTAACAACCGAAAGTATGTGGGGAAGAAGCTATCAAAGTTTTCTAAAACCACATACCGGGTTGTTAAACTAAAGAATGGTACAAAAAAGCGGAAGAAAATCAAAAGCAAGATTGAATCCGACTGGCAAACATATTATGGCTCATCTGTAGAACTACTAGCAGACTTGGCTCAACTAGGCCCAGATAAATTTAAAAGAGAGATATTGCATTATTGCAGTGCAAAAGCAGTATGCTCTTACATAGAAGCAAAAGAACAATTTGATAGAAAAGTACTTGAATCAGCAGACTACTATAACGGCATTATCAACTTAAAAGTACATAAAAATCATATCAAAGACAAACTTTAACTACACGGTTAACTCATCTGTTCAACAGATAAATCCTTATACTTCCTGCGTAAACCGCTAACTCCCCCAGACTCATTTACTACTGATAGGCTTGTGTCGCCGATACTATGACACCCATAAAACCAGGCACCAGGGTTGCGCTGGGGAAGGAACTTCCGACGCAGTAGCGGAGACTAACACCCACTATCCTTCACAGGACGCGGATCAATTGCTTGAAAAGATCTGGGTTTAGTATATGTAAAGCTAAAAAGAGCAGGCTCTGGTGAACTATTACAACCTGCATATTGCACACGTTATTTCAATTAGGTGTGTGCAGTAGCGTCATAATAAGAAAAGCGTAAAAGGGTACAGCGTGACCGCCCTAACTTTAAGTA